TCAAATCGCAATCAGTGTTGCTGCTATGTCGTAAAAATACAGCGTTCCTGATGCGACTATTTCTATTCTGATGTTTGTCACGGAACCGACAATTCCGGCATCGTACGGAATAGTTATCCAGCGCGCATCATTGCGCCACGCTATTCTGATCGGTGTCGATGAATTGAGCGGCGGCGAGAGTGCATTCTGCACAGTGCCGTCTGGCCGTTCTGTTATCCACGTAATATTGTCTGCACGTAGTTGGACCGGTTGGGCGTTTCCGTTGCGCGTCACAATGATATTGCTTGATGTGAACTGACCGAATGCGGACGCATCAATGACCGGAATACTGATTTCCATCATCCAATATTTTTGTGTTGAAACTGTCATTCCTGTCCAGCGCTTAACAGAGTTGTCAGCATCAAAAATAGGTGAGTCGGCAATATCAACAGGTTCGGTCGGAAACAGTTTTTTGAACACACCGCCGTCATTGATCCAAGCGGCGGCCACGCGTTTAATCGTCCCAGCATCGTTAATGTCGAGACGTTTAACGGGGGAAAACGAGCCCCCGGATTCACGAAATATTGGCATTTAACCCCTCACTAAACCTGATACCAGATATGGCCTGCTGCGTAGCCTGCGGCGCTGGCCGGTGGTTCACTTGTCGATATCGTGTACCCCACCCCCATGTTATCGCGTGCTAGCGGTTTGTCCGATACGTCCTGCAGGTTCTGTGACTTCTCCAGATAGTCTCCACCAGACTTTGCCCATGTGCTGAACACGATAGGATTCGCGCCTACGTCAACGCAGTAGCGGTGATACACCTCGGTCGTGTTATACGGGTAGAACGTCTGGCGAATGCCTTCGTCGGTTGTTCTGATAACGTCCAGCATGCCAGCAAGTGCGACGGGATAATTCCGCGCAAGCGTGGCGTTACTCGTCAACGATTGGAATTTACGGCCTGGTGACGTGACCGTGTTCAGGTTCTCAGTGCCGAGTGATGCAGATGCTTGCGGAACTGCGCCAACGTCAGCCGCTGTGAGGCTGTCTTTCGTTGCCAGTCCACCCAGCCCCAAATTACTCCGCGCTGCGGCCTGTGCTGCTGAGCCAGCAGTGGAAATCTCAGACAGCCGTTCAGCAATCTGCAAATAGCGCTCCGGCACAACCTCTTCAGTCGCGGTGATCGTTATCGAGTCAGTGACGCCGGAGCTGGCACCTGTGAGCGTGAGCGTTGCCGTTCCTCCAGAGCTGATCGTTAACGTGCCGTCTATCGATAGCGTCGCTATTGTTGAGTCTGATGATGATGTCTGAACCGGTTCAGTATAATTTGATGGACTGTACGTGATCGGGACTGTGTAGGTTCTGTCGGCGATTAAATTCGCGGGCGGATTGCCGATATCAATATTCGTCAGGTAAACATGCTGCGTTATCGTCGCAGTGGAAGCTAAGCCAGTCGATACGCTGGCAATTACACTCTGCGTGCCGCTGGCGCCGCTGTTTGCTGTGTACAGACCGTTACTATCGACGCTCCCTAACGCTGGATCGGATACTGACCACGTAACAGGGTAATCAGCAGCCACGTTAGCCGGTAAAACCGTTGCTGTCAGTTGCTGCTGTCCACCAGCGTTTATAGTGCTGCTTCCTGGTGAAATGATAATAGCGGTCGGATGATCGGGTTTATCAGTGCTGACGCCTTGAATGTAGAAAACAGTGAATGTTGTACTGCTTCCCCTGTTACTCGAATATTCGAAATTGATCGCGTCACCGGCTGTCAGTTGCATATCAACCAACTGACTAAATGGCAGCAACTCGCGGCGATGGTGTCCGTGTCCACGTGAGCCCGTAACATAGCCGTAAAACGGGGTTGTATCGACGACCGCACCATTCACAGAGAGTTTGCTCTCCCAGTAATCTCGGCTTTCAACGGCGTCCGCCGTGTAGTGGCCGATAATCAAAATCTGCACGCAATCGGTCGGGGCATTCAGCACTACCGAGCCTTGAGCATCGATACTCACTTGCGCGACCTGAAGGTTACCGACACGCGTCAGCGAGTCGTTAATCTCGTCGATCTCGCCATCGATGATGTCTGTGCGCTCTTTGAGTCGCCGCGGTGATACGACTGTAGTTCCGCTAGTACCCTCTGTAATTTCTTGCGTCGTCGCTTCACGATAGATGAACTCCTGCCATTTCGTTTCGTCAGAGCCTGGCACTGACGTGTTGTTATCAGCGATCGATACATACGACTTAAACGGCTGGTCTGCGGCTGCGCGGTAGCGAACAACAGCGCCGGAACTGTACGAGAAAGCCCCGCCGTTGTTGTCTGCTGGCGTGATGTATTCGGGAAAACCAAACGTTTGATACTGCCGTACAGCGTTAGTGATGGCGTACAGAATCGCATTCATTGCCTCACGCTCTACGGGTTTTGCATTCGCGTCTACAGCTGGGTCTTTTGCGTAATCACCGCCCCAACCGCTGGGAAACGACACAGCACCACTGGTCTGTGTTGCGTCGGGAATAGTTTGGCGATCGCCGCTCTGCGCAAACGGCACGCGAAAAAATTTCTGATCCATTAATTTAGCTCCAGAAATGAAAAAGGCCGCTAACTCAGCGGCCTGGTGATAGGTTGGCTTTTACAGGTTGTTCGACGGCCAACCTTCGTCGATCATTTCCGCGATTAATTCATTTTGTAGTAGTGAATTGACTAATGATTGCTCACGACTAAAACAGGATTCAACGTAATCAATTACAGCATCATGCAGCGCGAGAATATCAGTCGATGACAACTCAATAAATTGACCGTCACTGGTTTTCCAGTGGAAGGTTTTATTTTCGTCACGCAGGCATTTAATCGCCGCCCCACACAGCATTGTTTTGCTGCGATCTGTTGTGTGGAATTGATTGCCATTAAATGTAATTCCCGCCGTTTCTCTCTCGTAGCGAGACAACGCAATAGCACCGCGCGCTAACTGCTCGCTAATAACCCAATCCCATTTATTAATATCCCATGCGTAAATTTCCTGATGTGGATCGGGTTTTTTAGGGACTTCAATAAACCCCCACGGCGTCATGTCATCACCGCTAATTTCATACTGCATATTGTCCAGACGTAACCAGTAACGCATCTGCATTTTAACCTCTATTATTTATGGTATTTGATATGCCAATTTGTAGTTACCCGCCGTAACGGTTTTGAATGAAACATTATCGGCGCGCCAACGTATTTCAACATCAGACGGGTTTTGTAATCGCCATGACGATGTATTGTTTACGTTTAATAGCAATCTCTCTATTGCCGCAACATCAACAGATGGATCGGTGATATCAAGCGCGAACGCAAAGGCAAGCGAGTCCGGCACGCCGTTGTTGGATGAAAACAGAGCAGTCCATTGCGCAGCCGTAATAGCGCCGAATTCCGCAGGCGTCATGCCGTCTGCAATCAGTTTCGTTGCGCCCGCCGTATCTACTGACAACGCCCCCACATCAACCCACGCTCCGCTCTGTAGAACATGCCAACTCACTAAATCCCGCGTCACGGCGATACGCACTTTACCGCTGCCCGTCTGCGTTGCTGGTAACGTTGCGGAGTTTATTTGTGACCATGATGCGGCTGACATCAAATCTCGGCTAATCGCTATTTGCGTGTGCGGTGCATACAATGTTTTGACACTCAATTGTGATGCGGCACAAACTCGCGCAGGGGATATTAATGATAAATCAGCTTCACCAATCTGGCCTGATGATGAGAATCCCATTCCAAACTGTTCAGCACCAACTGACTCAATAACCCCGTTATTCGACGAGTACCATTGATTTTGAGCGCTATTTAATAGCATTCCATTAAATTGCAGTATTCGTAAATAACGAATAACGACATAATTAGCATCGGGATTTGACTGTGTTATTAGCAGTCTATATTTAGAATATGCAACAGCGCTATTAAATCTAAACTCCCGAATAACTCCAGCATCATTTCGCACATCATTTTCTACTGAATGCAAATCATGCCATGCACTACCATCATTAGAACCCTGAAATTTCCAAGCGCGGGGGCTACTGATTACTGACGATGCCCTATTAGCAATTTGATAACCAGATATTTTAATTGCGGACGGCAGAGATATAGCTAACCATTCTGGATTTTCAGGCGTCGGTTTGGTCAATGAATTCCAGAATCCCGGATCGCTAACGGAAAATGCGTACCACGGCGCATACGCAGCGCTATACGATGAACTGGCTGATGCGGCGTATCCTGCCGGGCTATTATTTGCGGTCATGTCTGGAGTTGCAACGATAATCGTTGCATCAGAGACGGAGAGCGATCGCCCGTCTCCGGGGATCTGTGCGGCAAATATACTGCCGCTGGGTAATAAATTACTAACGCCCCCCGTATATGCTCGCAACGTACCATCAAAAACAATAGCGCTGGTTGCGTTGTAACTAGCACTGCTAGACGCGTTGAACTCATCAACCAAAAATGTTACACCCGCCGCACCCGCTTCTTCTTTCAGCGCAAACGCAGCCAGGTCAAACGCGTTTTGTGTGCTGACACTGAATGTATGATTTTGTCCTGCGGTCGCTCCAGCTCTGTCAACAACGACATATCCCGATCCACCGCCAGAACCTCCGACAGCACTGATGATCGTTTTCCCGCTCACAGGGTTGTAACCCAACGTTACGCCTGTTCCGGCCTCCAGCGAGGCGGTAATGAGTTGCTGGGTTTTCTGTGTGTAGTCTGTGATATCTGCCGTTGTGTGCGTGTGAACCGCCGCCGCTGCCCCCATTTGTGCTGGCGTTGGCGCTAAATTACCTGAGCCCAGCAGAGAGTTACCGAAAAGCGATCGGATGTTGGTGCCGGAAACTAACGCAGCCTGTTTCGCATTCCACGCCGTTTTTTCTGCTGGCGTTGCAAATTTACGCGTTGCCGTCTCAGTGATTTTGTCCGCGTCATAATCACCGTTCTGCGCCGTAACCGCGCCAGTACGTCCGAACACGGACGATACGCCGGAAACCGTAGCGGATTGCCCTGCAACCCAATTTGCGGCCACGGCAGGATTCGCACCGCCGTTCAAATAGAACAACTGGTCAATGTCGGCCTGAGCGCAGATAGTCAGGTTTGCAGATGATGCCAGTGCAAGCCGCGCCGCTTGATTTGCTACGACGACATAACGCGACGCCAGCGTTTGCAACATCGCTGCGGGGATTTTCCCCGCAGCATCCAGTTGCAGCCAGCCGTTGGACTGATTCGCCAGCGACCGCTGAACATAGCGCGTATCACCGCGTGTTTCGTCAAAATACTGCGAGTGAGGATCGAGAGCTGTTAAATGCGCAGTCATCAGCGCGTCAGCTGTCCCCGCTGCGTCAGCACCGACATCGTTATACGTGACAACGACATTTCCCGTTTTACCGTTCACTGACAATACTAGCCGCGTGGATACGCTCAGTATCTGGTTGCGTAACCACTGAGTCCGGTCAGCCAGCGCCTTTGCCTGCCAATTCGCGGGATTAATTTTTGTGCCGTCATAACCAAGGACGGGTGTTTCTGTCGTCAGTAGTTTGACCGCAGGGGTAAATTCTGCAGCCTCCTGCATGTCGGGCAGATCATCGATATCTGGGATTTCAACCTGGTCTGACATTATCAACCTCTAAATTTCGCGCGACCGTTAAAATTCACGGTGCCGTTAAAAAAATGTTCGTAACCACCTCGCCACTCTGTACGTTTTCCCACTCACACAGCGGCGTCAGCACCTGAGAACGGGCTACAACAGTGAATTCATCGAATTGTGGCGTTGTGCTGAACTGGCCGTTACTGTCTGTTACTAGCCGTTCTGTCGCCGTCGCGCCGCCAGCCAGTGTGTAAATCAGCGTGACATCAATATCTGAAACAACGATCCCCGCAGCCGCCGTCAGCGCGCCAGAAATCACGCCATCGGAAAACGTCAGCGTCAGTTTCAGATTCGTGTAGATTTTGATGCCGTCGCCGTGCCAGAACGGAGCGCGGAAGTTGTTGTAGTGCTGACCGAAGCCGAAAGGTTTATACGTGATAACACGAACGTCTTTCGTCCCCACCCCTTGTGGTCGCGGGATCAGGTCATAATCCTGAATAAGTTTCTGCGTGCCAATATCAACATTGTGAGTAAACCAGATCAGGCGCATTTCCATGTCCTGCCCGTCCAGTAAACGTGTTGGCTCATTCATGATGTAGTCGGCGGCGAACTGGATTTCGTCAATCGTGGCCACGCTGTTGTTTTTGAATATTTTCGCCTTAATCATTCGGCGAAACAGATCATCATTAACGGGCGCTGGCTGGCATGCAGGCGAGAACGTCCCGAGCGGTCGAGTGCGATAGCCAACTATGCGACCACAAATATCAAGCTGCTCTCCCTCTGCTGCGTCGATATCCAGCATCTGCTGTATTTTGTCGGCCTGATCCTCAATGCTGGTCTGAGCGATATCCGGCAATATTTTCAGCCACTCGATTAATTTCGGAGCGTTTTTATATTGCCAATAGACCCGGCTTAACGTCTTTTTCTTGTGGTCATACATAGACCACCTCAATGTTGTCTACGCTGAAAATGCCGAGCTGGTTAAACGCGATATCAACCTGGGCACTCACGGCCGATGCTGACGACATTCCTACACCGATCGACTGAGCAAATCCGCTGCCGGCGACAATGTAGTTAACCGGGGTATACAGCCGCCCCGCCCCAATACCCTCACCAATTCGAAATCCCGTTTTTGCAAATCCGGTTGTTTGCTCAAACCCGATGTTCGAATACGCAACGATAGAGCGTTTTATTTCGTCATCATCAAATCTCTGATCGCTGGAAATGCTGACGCGAACAAAGATAGGGATAAACTCAGGACGGAAAAACGTAGCATTAAACGGATTTCCGCCTGGCGTAACCGTATCAGTGCTGATTTTGTTCGGGATGCTGCTGTTATAGCGATTCAGCCCGCAGCCGGGGTTTTTCCGTTTCGCGATCGTTGCGACAATATCCGCAGGCTCGCCGCCGTCAATGACGATCGCCAGTGAATGCCCCTCAACGCCATTTTCATCCGGTGCGGATTCAGTGTTTTCATAAATACGTACCTGTTTCATTCCGTCCAGATTGACTAAGGCCGCATAAATATTGTCGAGCTGGTTATTGCCGGGAAACGCGACAGACTCGTTACGACGAACACGAAATGCGTTATCTGATTCCTCATCCCGCCCCAGCGATGCGGGGTTTACGTTGATAACAGCGGTAATGCCACCGATCGGCGTAGCGATGATGGACAAGTTGTTGCTATTTCCCGCCTGACTGCCAGCGGTCGTGCATGTAACGTTAGCCGTTGCCGTGCCGCTGCTGCTGGTCTCAACAGTGCTATCTGTTGCCCACAGCGTGCCGGTAATCCGGTTTCGCACAAGAGTACCGGCCGGAATTTCAACAAGCGGCGTGCCAGTGAATGTCACGGTAACAGTTGAGAATGTACTGTCTCGGCGTTTAATACCTGCGAACGCCGCTATGCGATCGAGCTGCTGGCCAATTGCTGAATTCGGATCGGCTGAGTGATAAGCACTGATAACAGCCTCGTCCAGATTCGCCAGCGTTTCACACCACGCCGCGATAACGAGACCGTCCGGCGATTCTGGATTGATATTCCAGCCGTCATCGACATCCAGATAGCGCTGGCGCATAACGGCAAGATAGCTGTTTAACGTCCGTCCGCTCACGCCATCTTTGGTAATTTCAGCCATCAGATAATTTCCTCATCAAACAGCATTTCAAACTGTTTGTTATTGATGTCCACTAGCGATGCGTAAATTGTGATTTTTCGCGTGGTCTGGTCGATATTGAACTCAAATCGAGTGAGGCCAATCACGCCCGGAGCAGTCAGGATCCGCTGCTTAATGCTGGCGGCGGCAATGTCTACCTGCGTTTTGCCGAGAATTGATTGAAACCACGGCGTACCCTCTGCGGCATTGAGAAAATATTCACCAAGAAATAACCGCAGACGCCTGATGACGCCCTGCCGTGTAGCCTCGTTTCCCGTAGCGAAGTGTTCGCCGTGCGTGACAATATCGCCGTCTATAAAATTACGGATCATGATTAGCGCCCATAAAAAAGCCCCAGCGAATGCCGGGGCGTGAATGTGGTGTCATAACTATTGAGGTCCGTCAGATACCCCACTGCCGCGCTCAACGCCTCCGTGGGCGTGATCATCAAACTCGATATCACCGACAGCTAAACCACCAGTGGTAATCTCTGTGCGTCCGTTCAGCGTTGTTTTGCCGTTGGCTGTCACACCCTCAGGCGAAACCGTCAACGAAACGCCACCACATGTCAGGGTTATAACGTCATCGGTCAGGTGAATGCGCACAGAGCCGTCACGGTTGCTCATGCCCATACCTGACGTGGGCAGGCCGGGAATGGCCGTTTTCAGCGATCGATAACCGGGTGAGAAAAACGCATCGCTGGCACTGAACATTTCAGGACCTGTTGGCGGTACCGGACCGCCCATATCAAGCCACGCATCAACAGAGCGCTGACTGAAATGAATATACCCCTCGGTACCCGCGGGTAACTCATGAAACAGCACCCAATCAGCAGAGCCGGAGAATTGCACAGGGACGTTAATCAACACAGATAGGGTTTCAATCGCACCATCGGGCATTCTTCGTTGAATGCCGCATTCAACCTGTGCGCGTTGTTTCTCTGAATCGTAGGCAATAACATGACCGGGCATGCCGATCATTAAATCCCCGAGCATGTTCATGCTGGCGGCTTGAATCGCTGAAAATAGCGGGTTTGTACTTTTCATTATGCTGCGCTCCATTGGCACCGGAACGTTGTACGCCAGTCGTCATTCCAGAAATCACCCTGATGCGTTGTCGATAGCACCCTAAACGAACCTGTTCGACGTTGAATATTCGACATGTCATTTAGTCCGGCGTTGTACATGCCGCTGTAGTTGATAGTCCAAAAATCAGAACGGATTTTTATCAGATCGCCAGGTTGAATGATGTGGTTAAGGCGCGCGTCAACCTCCAAATCTTTCTGGTACCAACGCGGGTAACTTTCCATGCCGTTATCTGAATTCAGTTCGTAAGTTGTTGGCCGTGTGGCTCCATCCCGAATCAGCGTGGTTTTAGTGTCCGACAGCAGCCAGTCATAACGCCACGCCGCTTTCATAGCGTTTAAAAAATTCCTGCTTGATGTGTGGGGCAACGTGTAGCCATGATTAAACATCGGCAGGTCGGAGAAATCGCCAACGGTTTCAATCGGTGGACCGAACGATCTCGCTACATCCTGTAGTATTTCTATTGCCTGCGTCTTCTCGCCCCATGTCTTGCCTATCGTGGCGTCAGACCAAATCACAGACCAGCAGTTGAGACGCAGATAAACGTTCACACCATCGCGCCCCACCTCAACGCTATTTATCTGTCCGGTGAATATTTCCCCTGATGATTCCTCATATCCGGCAGTCAGTCGGACTGTGCCAAAACGCTGGCGGGTTTCATCAAATTTCTGTATCAACTGCCGATACTGATCAGATACGCCGTAAATCATAATCATGGCCGTAGCGACCTGATTCATGGGCATATTAGTGATCAGGAATTTGACCTGCGTTGGTGGCTCGCACGTTAATTTATTTCCCTCCGCTGAGGTCACCTCCAGGTTATACACTCGCCCGAACAATCTAGTCATTTGGGTACCACCTCAGATTGTTTGTGACGCCAAGGTTTTCCATTGTCGGAGTTTCGCCATCCAGCACTAATCTGCCAATGTCGGTATTCAGCCCCGCTAATAAATTGACGCCAACGTGCAAGCCTCGCCCCAACGCGATCGGATCCCCGAACGCATCACGAATATCTACGACAAAATAACTGTATCGAGTGAGCCAGCGCACATTGAATCGCAGCGTTGCGTTATTGAGCGTTGACGTAAACGAGAAATCAGCTAGGCCGCGCGTGAGGGGGACTATTTTCATTGCGGTGTTACCTCGCCTAAATTAACGTTCGCCTGCCCCTGAGTAGCGGCCGAGTCGCCAGCAGGTAGATTCCTATTTGTTGTCGCGGCGCTGTCATTTCTGTTTTTTATCAGCAGGGCTCGCATTTCTACGACGATTTCCTGCCCTCCCTCGTTCTGTTTGTTTTTCTGAACTCGCGTATTAGTAATAATCATGTCGTCATAGGACGAATTCACGCCAACAACTGTCAGAATCGACTTTTCAACCTGTAACTTTCGGATTTCCAGTAACGCCGACTCAGACCTCTTGCTACCTGACGCGGCGAACGCCAAACCAGCCGATGCTGCCAGTCCGGCCAGCGCCGCCGCCCCGCCCCCCAGAATCGAACCGACCGCGCCGACTGCAACACCAGCACCGATCCCAGCAATGCCAGAAAACTGACCAGCCTCAGCCATCAGCGCCTTTACTGGGTTATCAGATATAGCGACCGTCATCGTTACCGTCATTGGCCGAGTAACCGCGTTGTCATTCGCTGTTTGCCCTGTTTCCAGCGGATACTCGCTAACATCCGTACGCAGTTCGCTGGATTCCTCCAATATTGCATCAAAAAAAATCCCGCCGATTTCTGGGCGGGACTTATCGAACACTCCGACGATTGACATGATTACCACCGATTATTGTTAAATGAGCGCTCTAAGTTTTCTCCGGCCGTAGTTAATGCGCTCGCCACCGTGTCCTGTACTTGCTGCTCATTAAGACCTAATCCGGAAATGTTTTGAGTGTTATTTAGAGTAATGCTGACAGGTTTTGATGATTCGGAACGATTGACAGATGAGTTATACGGAGCCTGACTGCGGCGTTGAACGTAGTCAGGCGTGTAGTAACTCTCCATTTCAGCCTGGCTGCGTTTCGGCTGCGCATAAGGCGAAGATGGCAGTGACGCCCACACGCCGCCGAGATTATTCGTTGCCGTCATGAAATCGCCGTTCAATACGTTATCCAACTGCCCCGCCCGCTGAATAAGCCATAATGCGGCCATGTCTTGGCTCTGCGGAGAGAAGTCGTTTAGCCCCAGCGCAGCAGCCGCCTCATCCCATGATTTTTGGGTGAACTGATAACGACCTGCCGCCGATGTTTTATTCCACGTCCCGTCTGTCTGCTGGAAGTCTTTTAACTGGCGCGGGTGATCGGCCAGGCTGGCAATCTGCCCGCCGCCAAACATGGTGTGATAACCAGAATTCATATACCCGCTTGTACCCTCTGCGCGGGATATCGCATCAAGATATGATCGGGCGTTTGGGTTATTTAGCGCATCGCCAATATTGCCGGCCTTTTGCTTCAGGTATGCCTGATAAGGTGTCACGCCGCCGTACTGCCCGTTATATGGCACGCCGGGATTTTCACGCTCCCATTTTTTACGCAGAAATGCATCGGGGCTTTCCATCATCCGAGCATCTTCTGACGACGTGAAAAAGTTACCAGGTGTGAATGCCGAAACAGCCCCCGCTGTTATAGGGTTAACGAGCAATCGACTTAACCATGACATCCCCCCTGATCCTCCGGCTGCGCTGCCACCACCGCCACCTAACCCCAAAATTCTTTTACCAAATCCTAACGCGCCAACCGTTCCTGCAACACCAGCAGCGCCGATCATTGCGCTGGCTATTTCAGGGTTTTCATGAATAAACCCGTTTACCAGTTCTAAAAATTTATTAACGATAGGGAGTAATTGCGATCCCATTGAATAAGCTAGGTTTTCAAAATTACGCGCCAGCTTAGCCATTTCATCATTAAAATCCTGAGCAACTTTAGCCAACTTAGGATCTATTTCTGGAGTCATGGCATTTGACATATTCATACTTTCGCGAAAGAACTTACCGCCATATTCACCTAGTCGGGCTATGTCATCGTTTTCTGAAATACCAACACCCGATCGCATGTAGGCTCTTTCTGTCGCATTCATCGACCCATAGGCATTCAGGAAATATTCGGTAGCTGCATCATTACCCTGAGTTGTTGAAATTTTGACTAATTCTGATGGCTTAAATTTATCACTATAATACGCATCTTGATTTAGTTGCCCCTGGCCGAACCGGCGAACAATATCGGGGATGAGTTGCGCCAATTTCTGCCCCGATGCTACTGGATTGGCTGAACCAATGCGGCGCATGGCAAACTCAAGCCCTCGAATCTGCTGGATCGTAAACCCTGTAATATCAGAGAGACGCTTTAGCTCGCTATATGACGATGCGACACCTTGAGTTAACGCCTTAAAACCCAAACCTACACCAGCAGCGGCGGCAAGCTGCATCATCCCATCGGTGACGCCTTTGATAGCATCAGCGCCTTTCTGGAATGATTTAGCGTCAGTCTCCAGCCCCAGCGAAACCAGCAGGGAATCGATTGTTCCTGAATTTTCAGCCATTGCACTTTCTCCGGGTGTAAAAAACCCGACTCAAAGGCCGGGGTATATTCTTATTACTGAATCTTCCTGTACTGCCAAACATAAATAGCACATGAAAAAAAATCTAACTCACTGCCATATGATGGACAATACTGAAATGCATCATCTGGAATGGATTTATCTCGCGTTAATGTTAGCCACATGCGCAAACCTTTAGCCACCGAGGCAACGCACTCGTTATATTCAAACTCACCACCTTTCCACCATGGAGCTTGACAGAGGGTTACATCAGATACTAAAGCAACGTGCAAAAAACCACTTTTATCATTTCCTAAAAATGTTTTTCTCCCATTAATTCGCGTATTAATCGGCTGTTGGCCATCCAACTGGCAAGTGATATTTTCATTGTTCACTATATCAATAAGCCTATCCACAACCTTACGTCCATCACGCGAAAAGTAGCATCGCTGGCGAGGAATTGCCGCTATACGATTCAATTCTACTTTTTCGGCCTCATTTTCCTTTCTCTCCTTGTTTTCTTTTTCTACGATAACAGAATTAACAAGATTCGATATTTCAACTGACGCGTTAAATAAATCTTCATCTGAAAGATCTGCTATGTCGTATAGTTTTATATCATTTCTATATGAAGAGATAAGGTTTTCTTTATCCCTGACAACTTTAACTAAGTCCTTATGAGCAAGGTAAGACCACCATGGGTGATCCCATTTCATTTCTGGTATGTTATATACATGCTTACCTGTGTAATATATAACATACATTCTAGCGGCATTTTTCTTCGTTTCGCTCCCGCATTTACCACGAATACATTTAGAGCCATCGAATGAATTAATTCCGCTACGTTTTAAATCACCCCAATCGAAAAATGATGAGAGCTTGTTGTTGTAGCGATTTTCATCATTACGAATAACCTCACCAAGTAATTTGCTGCTTTTATTGTCGCTAGCATAAAGTCCGGATGGGATATTTTTCTTTAAAGAACAACCAAACAAAAATGACATTGATAACAATAAAATCAATATTCTCACGTCCCTGCCCTCAACTAGTAATATTCGGAAACATCCTACCACTAGCCGCGATTCACGGGGAAGCGAGAAACCCGCCGAAACGGGTTATCATTTCGCACTATCTCTGGCCTTTTCCACGCTATCGATCGCAGCCTCAATTACATTGTGCATAGCCTGCACATCATCAATTGTGTAGGTACCGTCGAGCATATCAGACCATCTTGCCAGCGGCGGGCAGACATCACCCGCCCCCAGACACGGACGCCAGAGGAACCAGTCTATCCCGCTGTCGTCTCGCTCGTCGCTGCTGCTGCGCTTGCGCCGTTTTCGCTCCCTGCGCTGAGCTTCCAGAAAGGGCCGATGTTCTCTTTCAGTATCCGCCCCAGTAGCAGCAGATAGTTTTGCACTTGGTCTTGAAACAGATTTTCAGCAACCGGAATACTGTCAGCATCGCGCACAATCTTGCCGTTCTTGATACACAAATCTTTTAGGCGGTTGAGTGATAGCGCATCCATGCTGGCCAGCGCTACAGCTAGCCCCATGTCAGATGCATTGTCACCCAGCGCAGGGAGAACGCTATTTTTGGTGGCAATCTGTAGCATTTCGAGCTGGTCTTTTGCTGACGGCGTAGCGCCTGTGTACAGCACACCATCAATCTCAATTTCAATACGGCGTCCCATTAGGTTTCCTCGCTGTCTGCAAATTCAAAAATGAACTGTTCATCGCTGACGCTGGTTTTACCGCCGCGCGTCATTGAGCCGCGGTTAACCAGTACGCCATCAAACCCCATTACGGTTTCTTCGGTTCCGGTTTGAAAAAACGTAAACGTAGCATCCACACCCGTTTTCTCTACAGCCAGAATCTGCCGCACCTGGTCAGAGCCGGGGATCAGGTTAATAGTTAAACGTTTCGGACGCGTCTGGCTGTCCAGGCGAACAGACGTTTTACCAATCCCCCGTTTCAGCGTCGCGCGCGACTCTAAATCCTCAATTGTGATAGGCGGATCAGTATCGCCAAAGTCATCGATAGGAATACCGAATACAGTCAGGTTGGCACCGTCAGCGCCATACCGTTTCATTGTCATTGTGGTTACTCCACGTTGATGTTGATTTCAGCGACGTGACCAGCACGCGCAAGAATGACCAGAATTGATGTCGGAGGGTAAACACGCGCCTTACACTGGGCTGATGTCATATCGAGCACATCCTCGGGCGAGCTGCGCAGGACAAAACCGAACTGCGCCACTTTCGTTTTTCCATCGTCGGGATCGACGTATGAGCCAGAACCCAGCACGCCGTTATCGAAAAATCGCTTACAGGTAGCAGAGACAGCCGACAGCAGCCCAGCGTAATCACGCGGCGTCATGGCTCGCTTAGAACCTGCGTTCGCGATGTAGTTGTAACCATCCACCTGAATGTGATTTTTCAGCACATCGAGATTAACCACATCATCAATAAATTCGCCGTAGGACGACATCGATTTGCTGTTGATGACTCGGCTGTTATCGGTTTCGCCGGCCAATTCAATCTGAGTGAAAAACACAGCGTTTTTCGCCTTCAGTGCGTTGTATGCGCTGGTGGTCAGATCGTCGCCGCTGACACCGGGCAACACCTGATATTCACCAGTGATAGCGGTATTAATGCCCGTAGGCCGGAATTTATGGAATGCCGCTGCCAACTGCACCATAGCGTATGCCTGTGACGCGTCAGCGGTAACAGACGCCGCTGATTTGTATCCCGCGAATACATGGCGGTTGCCTTTCGATTTGAGGGCAGAGATCACATCACTAGTCACGTTCTGGTCGATGATGTTATCTGCACTAAACGTAAACCACAGCGGGTGGCTGGCAGCATCAGACCAGTCGGACAAATCCGGCAGAATTGCCGCCGTCACATCGGCGTTCTTGAGGAAATAGTGATAACGCCAGATGCGGTCATTCGCGCTGTTGATGATTTCCAGAATCGTATCGGTCGCGTTCTTCATCCACACGGTAATCGTTGGCGGTTTCGGAGTGTTGGCGAAATAGCGGGTTGCAATGCGGTAAATGTCACTGTCCGTTTTAAAGTCGGCAGCAACATCGGTTACTGAGCTGTAATCGCGGAACGTATCAACCGCAAATGTCACTCCTGTAACCAAATCAGCCGCATCAGCGAACACTATCGCACTGGAAAAATCGGCATACCCCAGTCCTGCTGGCGTTAGCAGCACATTGACCGGGATAATATTATCGACTGGATAGGCCATCGGGATATTTACCCCTCGTTAGTTAATTGGATATCGAACCCTGCGGCACGCAGCAGTTCGTATGAAACGGTGTGCTCAATGAAAAGATGGATGTCAGCCTGCCAGCGCGGTTGTATACCTGCCTGCAAAATTCCGGTGAGGTTTCGGCATGTGCTGACGTGTCGCCAGGCTATTTCGTTGCGGTAAAGGAACTCACTGACGGGCTGGCGAAAATTGGCGTTATGCAATCGCATGATTGCGCTGTCTGCGCCCTCGTTGATGATGTTCACGGATAAAATGAACTCCATCGACGTGGCGACTGTTTCTCGTAAATCCTGCCACTGCCCCAGCGCGGGATCGTTATCTTCCGTTGCTGGAGTTAATTCACGCCGCCGCTGCGACCATCCGTAGGCGCGAATGGGAATGGGTTTGTAGGTGGCATGCAGGCCAGTTGGCGCGTCACGCCCTTGATCGGCAAGAATCACCGTTTCAACATCAGAGGTCAGAGACACCAACTGCTGAAATACGCTATACAGTTCGCTGATATTCTCCATTAGCCAGCACCTCGGTACCGCTCAACAACGGCGCGGCAGAAATTACGCCATGGCCGGTTGTCGCACGACATAACACGCCATTGGCGTACCGCCTGCCCGTCACTGAATTCCAGCAAATCAGCAAATTTGCCGTTATCATCCGGGTATAGATAATTAACGCCGTCATTGATATGCACTACTCGCGCATCCTGCGGGTTAGCGGTACCGCCCATTCCCATCAGCATCTGCATATCTTTCCACTTCGCTGGCTGGACGTTGACGCGCCTGAGGGGGATCGTTTCGCTGGGGGTAGTCTCTTCATAACGCCCACCAGGTCCGGTGTAGCCACCTGCGCCAGCACGAATTATCCGCACGCCGCCATCAATGGGTGAATTAAACGTAGAATCGACGTGACCTTTCATATCCAGACCGTTACCGAACATCGTTAATCCTCCACAACGTGGGTAATTTTCCCTTTCAGGAAACCGTGAACAATAAGCGGTGTTGAGCTGCCTTTAGCCTTGATTGTCGAATCGGCGTTAGCGGGTTGAATGCCTGCCTCAATCGCTTCCTGACAGAACCCAGCGGCGCGAGCTCCGATTTGATCGAGCATCTGAAACGCGGTGATTTCTCCACGCGCAACCGCGCCAGTCAGTGCGCGAAATGCCTTTTTGATGCTGTCCTGATTCTGACGAATCGGAACACGGAGAAATGAACGCTCTGGCACGCGTCCGTCAGCGGAGCCAAACTCCTGAACAGCCCCGATGACGGCTATTGGCGCGCCGTCTTCATAGTTGCCAGAGCCTGCGGGTAGGCCAACCAGTACACGGCGTTTAGCCATAACGCGATCCTGAATCTCCTTTAGTTTCTGCGCGATTTTATTACCACCACGCGTCTCAACATTGAGTTTCATATCATCACCCCGCCAGTACCTGCACGGCGACGCAGGCGCATAAACTCCACGCCGTATGTCGTCAGCGGCAAATCGCCGTTAATCGTCAGGTCATCCATCGTGACTGACGGCACAGAGAATGATGTCGATTCGTCGCTAACAGACTTGCCGGAAATGGCATATGCCGCACCTACATCACCACCAGCAGACCGCTGGCGCATAACCAAACGGTGTGCGGCAAACGCAAACATGCCGCGTTTTTTGATGCTGACCACCTGCCCGTTTGGATACCGCCCCCAGCGTTTACCTGTTTCCGCGTCACCCTCAGCGAGTGCAGTGATTACCCCCGAACCCGGCCACGTTGTTTCGTCGCTGAATTCGGGGTAATAGGCACGAAAATCGACAACGATTTGCGCTGTGATTTCCATCATTACCCCCATAAAGCAAAACCCCGCCAAATTGACGGGGTTTATTCGTTTTCGTTGGTGCCGTCGCCAGCACCACCAGCACCACCAGCACCGTCAGCACCATCACCGCTCTGTGCGGCAATTTCTGCGAGTCGCTCATCAATTGATTTTTTCAGCGTTTTAGCGCTAGCGGCTGAAGGGGCTTTTTCACCGAACAGTTCTTCGTATTGATCACGCAACGCATCTTTATCCAGTATATCCGCCCCGTCACCAGCACCACCACCAGCACCACCAGCACCACCAGCACCACCAGTACCACCAGCACCACCAGCACCACCAGCACCAGCATCGAGCTGCGCCCGCAATGCAGCAATGGTTTTTTCCAGTTCTTCGACACTCGGACCACTCGTCGTAACCGTTGTCACTACCGGCTTACCATCGTCATCATGTTCAGCGCGGATCATGCCGGACTTAACAAACAAATGATTACGGAAATCGCCTGATACCAGCGCAGAATGTCCACGCTGGATAGTGATACGTTGCCCATCAGCATCAGTAACAGTTACGGGCGCAGTATGCTTATTGAATAATTCAGCCATTTTATACCCCATCAACATAGTGGCCAGCTTTCGGAATGCGCCACTCAGTGCCGCCAGTACGCAGGATTGCCGGAACTTTGAAATTCACGTTATCAGCAGTGGCCGGAGCCAGGAACCGCAGCGGCATGACGTCATGCCCTTTAACGATGCGGATTTCTTTCTTGTACACCGCCATGCGATCCGCGCCTGCGACACCCGCGCCTTTCAGCAGAATGTCATCCTCAAACGTAATATCAGGGAAGTTGGTGCGCAGGAACTGTAACAACGTTACGTTAGATGCGTTCTGCGTAGACAGCAGAGTACGCGCCAGTAACTGGAACTGAGCGGGCGGCAACACGAACGTATTTGGACGATGAACGGTCAGCGTATTATCCAGATAAACGGTGTTGTACGCGTTACCGAAGAAATCGATGATCGGTTGCGTGCCATTCGTCGGAATAGCCGCCACTAGCGCAACAAACGTTGATGTTGCCGCTTCAACTGATACATTTGGACTGGTGTAAAGCCCCTCACCGACGCCCTTATCACCCAGCAGGTAGATTTTATTCAGCCCTTGCTCAACGACATCACGCACAGCCTGACCACGCTCAGCGTCAAGATTGACGTTGTTCAGCATCGCAAATCCGATTTCTTCAATCGAATACGTGTAGCCAAGTGCCGCCGTATTGATGTCTTTGAACCCTTGCGACATTGCAATATCAACAGTCGGCACGTCGGTAGAGTTTGGACCGAATAATTGAAGTTCACCGCGGGCGTCGATAGAACGGAACATCACCGCCTGCGCCCAATCAGGTGCGCTGTTGTCCAATGGCAACAATGTGCCGTATTTAAACTGCGGGTATTCGATGCGGTAAATCTCCGATTCGATATGCGCAGCCTGATTAACTAAAAACGACAGCGCCGATACCGGGCTGACGTCGAACACGCTCTTTGCCATGTCAGTTTTTCCTTATTACGCGCTTACGTTCAAAATGCCGTCAACGCGGATTTCACCCACCTCGCCAGCCGCAACATCCTCAACCCACTTCACTTGATTGAGAACCAGCAAACCCGCACCAGTGCCAGATGTCAGGCGCCCCTGATTTTCGCCCGCAGTCAAAATGACGCTGATAGCTTCACCTGCGTCAGCACCATCCACGCACAGCGCGAACATGCTCCCATGCCGCAAAATAGATGCCACGCTATCAACGGCATAGCCTGTGACGTAATTCGCGGGGTTGGCTGGCGGTGTTGGACTCGATGTCGCCATTGAACGAACCGAAAAACCGATGATGTCGGCGGCGGTCGTGGTCGTTCCGACTGGAGCACAACTGCGTTTCTCAACGCCGCGAATTACTGCTCGCCCAAACTGAACCAGCGCCGTTTCCACTTTTCGGGAAATGACTCCGCCAACAACATCAGTGGTCGAAATCTGCCCCTCATACGCCTTACCGCGATAAAGCGAGAAGCTGTCTTGAGCAATAGCCATTATTTAGCCTCCTGCGTGCCATAACGTTTATCGAGCCATGACTGACGAACGCCGTCGCGCGTTGCTTGTGCGTCGCCTGTTTTGACCTGTTTCATATCGCGAGTGAATGCATTCAACGAATCGTTGGAGCTTTTATTTTCTCCATCCTCTTCATCATCCTCGTTTTCTTTACGCTCCTCTTCAGCGTCAAAGTAAGCCAGCACATAGGCGTCAGAAGCCTTATCCCATGAGCCGTGCTTGCATTTGATGCCCATGGAATCCAGTGCCGCACGCCGAATTTTCATCGGATCGAGTGAATCACAGGAAAATTTCTCACCCGCGATTTTCGCAGCAGAATCACGGACAGATACGACCTCGGCGATCAGCTTGGAAATAGAGTCTTCGGAGGTTTTTTCCTTCAGTTTCTCGATCTCTTCGTCTTTCGCGTCGGATTTGGCCTTTTCCTTTTCCAGTTCTTCTTCCGTCTGGTCTTTCGCTGCCTCGGCCTTTTCTTTCTCTTCCTCGGCATCCTTTACACGCTTTTTCAGGCTGTCAAAACTGGCCTGAATTAGCTGCGCGGTAGCTTCCTCTGCAACCGTCGCATGCACGCCGGAATCGAGTACAACTTTAAATGGCATGGGGTTTTCTCCCGTTGGTTTAGCATCGAATAATCGCGCCTTGCGGCCAGCGCGAGCCTGGTCACATAACGCAATGTGGTTAATTTTGATGTCACGTTGAATGAATTCGTATGGCGTACCATCCGGCGCAGTGCCGGGCGTTTCGTCATACTCGGATGTATAACCCGCTGACAACTCAGCCTTGCCCGCGTCGATCTCATCGATGGCCTGCTGGTCTTTAATCAGCAAATCAACGACGACATAATCACCATCCTGCCGACCGGACGATATTGCATGTCCGGCCGTCACCTCTTTGAACGTAGTGGAATCCACCAGGTCATCAGGGTGATCGATGGTGACATCCATGTTGTCGTAGCTCGCTAGACTGCTGGGCTTAAAAACCTCCTCAGGTGGACGATAGACATTAACGAGCTGACCGGGTGGCCTGTCCGTTAGTCCCAATTCGGACGCCAGATATTGCTGGATACCGACGCGAGCAACCCGACCGGGGACTTTTAAATAGCCCTCAGGTGTAATTTCTCGCTGGGATGGAACGGGAAACGCCACGCGGTCACGAATAGTGATCCGCATGATTAGTCCTCAGTAGTCGAGACCTTTGATTTGTGGGATGGCATGGCAGCGGCATCCGATGTGTGCCCTGCCGGGGAATAGGTCAGTTTGACCGTTATATTTCGCACCACGCGACCAGAGATAAACGCCTGCCCCCATGCCAACATCTATCCGTGAGATAGCGAAACACGATATTTTGGCGAGTGGGTATTTCCCCGCGGGGTTTCCAGAAACGCGCACGTCTTGTGACGTTGACCAGCGAAAGCGATCAATGCCCGCGTTCTGCTGTCGGACGCTTGTGATATCAGCCTGAATTTTTGCCGTCTGGTCACGCGCTATCAGGTGCGCTCGGTTGTATGCGGTTCCCGTACTGTGTTGCAGATTACGAACGATAGTCGTGAGCGAATCACCACGCAGAATGCCGTCAAACACCTGCATCTGGATGTCTTCGAAGTAATCCGATGACAGCGACTTAATCAGCGCAACGTTGCTCTCTATTGACGCATCCACATAATCGACAAGATTTTCGTTAACCATCAGCGCGGTCATATCAATGCCGATAGCACGATTTATCTGCTCAACAAACGCCGCCGAACTGTCCGACTCAGCACGACTGACGACGCGTTGAGACAGTCGCTCAGCATTGCGTTGAAACGCCGTATTCATGAATCGCTCTGACGCCTGCCATATGGCTTCTTTCAGAATGTCGGTTAGATAGCTATCTGCTGTGTAGTTACGACGCAGTACCGGAATCAGCGCCTCATCAACCGCCTGCGCCATTTGCCGAACAATGTCGCGGAGTTGCGCCCGATAAAATCGCTCGGCATCGTCATTCGGCTTGGCTGGTCGGATTGGCGCTCGGCGGCGTATTGGCGTTTTCGCCATTAGCTCTTGCAAGTTCTGCAAGCTGGAATTCGTAATCACCGTCCCGCTCTGCTTTTTCGTCAGATTCGAGGTTGGCAATATCAGACTCGTTGAGACCATAAACGCCTTGCTCCATCAGCTTTCGCGCCACTTGGGATGGCAATACAACACCCTGATTCAGTCGGATTTCATCAGCCTGCGCATCTGCAAGTCGCTGCGCTGATAACTCTGTGTCTGTAGGCTGAGACAAGGGTGAGAACTCAAACTCAAGGCCATCAGGCATCGTCCCCAACGTTGAACGAATCAGCACTTCATCAATCCGTTTGAGAAACGGTCGGTACTGTGATTCCTGCTCACCACGGACGTTGTTGTAGTAGTTGTTCATATCCCCTTGCCCGCTATCACCCATCCCCTTAGCTTGAACGCCAAAGAGTCGCGTCATTGGTTGGCCTGCTGATCCAGATGTCCATTCCATCAGCGCATTGAGAACTTCACCCAGACCGCTAAATGAAAGCTGTTTACGGTCTAACTTTTCCTCTTCATCCAGCAATCCGATCCTGTATAGCGATTTCATCATCCCGAAGATGTTGTACCGATTCGCAATGGTTTCATCCATGTCACCTGATGAGAGATCGTTTGCCAAATTTTTACGATTGATGACATCAATATTGGCTTCCTGAATCATTGCTGCAATCCCACTCTTTGCAGATACCGCATCCTTAATATCTTCCATGCATCGCCGTAGTTTACTGTCATCCCAACCACCATTTAGCATGCGTAGACGCGCAGGCATCGGCGCACCTGGCGCTTTCACAAAATGACTATAGTGAATCCGTTGGGTGCCGCCGTTAACCACGTAGAAATCCGGCAACATGTAATTGGCCTCAATCGGGTTTGTGACGTTGAACGCCTGCCCGTTAATAAACATGCGATCGAGAACCAGCAACCGCTTTAGCGACCCCTTTTTGATTTTTTTTACATCCAGTGGCTTTTCGAAAGGCTGATCTGTAATCATCAACGCACCAGCGCCGCCATACACTCCAGCCCACTTAAAAGACTCTTGCGTAACCGCCTGCAGTGAATATTTCTTTTCTGCAACCCGAATCTCGGTCGCCTCTTTATCAGAGGCGAATTCCCGCCACTCTCGCGTTGCGTCATTCACTGGATTATCGATGATTGCGCGAGCTATCCAATTTTCTATGTAGGCAGATTCTAATTCCGTGAAATCCTGCATCACGCCGAATTGGAATCGGTTGAACATACGGCGGTCACGGCCTGTACCCATGCCCGTCATGACATTCACTAACCCGTCTGACGTCACGCGAACACGCGGCTTACCGCCAAATTTGTTATCGGCCATCAGTTAACCCATCCCCACCCGGCACCAGCGCCGGAAATTAATTCGATCTCGATCGCGTCCATAAACGTATCGAGAATGTCATCGTTTTTGTGGCTATCGTCTGCGGAGAAATCCGCGCATTCCGCGAGTGCCGGCATAACCCAATCAGTTCGTGCGGCCACGGTTCCATCTACATAATACACCTGGTCGATTCGCTGACCGTCATCGGTTAGCAATGCGGGGATAAATACCGTTCCCGTTTTGATTTGAGGGACGGTGTTCAGGCATCGGATCAACTTGTTTTGTCCTGCGCCGCGCGGGATTTCCAGAACGGGCAGCGCTTTGCGTTTTTTCAGCGTGGTGATCAAGCCTTGCCCCGCTTGTTTATCTTCAATTCCCATGTGACGCAGAGGCGCGGGACGCTTACGATCGAATGGTCGCCATTTCTCCCACAACTCAATCGCCGTTTTTAACAGGTCCTCTGGATCCCATTTCCCGCGAACGCTATCGATGATGTAGAGGTTTCCGTCAATGCCCATGCCCACCAGCGTAAAAACGGTGTAGTCATTGAAATCCTCAACTTTCCCGCTGTTTGTATCGACGTAGACGGCGCGGTGCGTGAGTTGCGGCAGATGCGTGTAACGCCGGAACCAGTCGGTATCAATCAACCCGCCAGTGAGCGCGCGCGGACGCTGCATGTATTGAGACAGGAACGTGTATTCATCACGCTCCCACAGCCGCAGCAAATCGCCGACGTATTCGTTTACAGGCCAGTACGACCAGTACCGAACGCCTCCCACGACCACGCTTTCAGTGTTCTTAACAGCGAACCAGCACAGCGACCGCCACGGCTCAGGCAGCGAATCGATATACTCTTCGCTAACCAGCGCAGGGATTGTGACGTGGTGGAAATCCATCCCCATCCCACCCGCGAGCATGAAGCCGGTGGCGTCGTCGGTATGCAGACGCTGCTGGATGGATACAAACGGTGTCGGATGGTCTTTTGATTTGTCACCACGGCGTGAACGAATGGTGTTCACTAGCAGGCGGTTGGCGTTCTCACGTTTGGTACCGGAAAACATGTCCTCCGGTTTGTTGTAATCATCAAGACAAACGAAACCGGAAAAATCAGGACCGGGGTAACCAGCACGCCCGCCTGTTATTTGCCCGCCACTGGAACGTGAAACCGTCTGGCCAACAGTGCGACCGCGACCGTTGACGACCTCCCATTCCTCAGCCTGATTTACGCCGAACTGACACGGCCATAGCGATTGGTATTCAGGACTCGCGATGATGTCACGCGTGCGGCGTGAGTTACGCTTTACCAGCGTGTCAGCAAATGAAATATTGAGATTGCGGAATTTCCTGAGCTTTTCCGTTTGCACCAGCATGTTGATATAAGCCGGCAGGTGGACGGAAACGAACTCGGTTTTTGTGCCGCCAGGCGGAACGTTGATAATCAGGTTTCGGGGCTGCAATCTGCCAGCCACCAGATCATCAATTTTGCTGGCCATCATTTTGTGATGCCAGTTCACCAGCAAGCGATCGCCCTGCAACATCTCAAACCACAGGCGGGTGAAGTTTAAGAATGATTTTTCAGACTTGGATTTCAGAGCCACCCGAGCGGGGAAATCCAGATTTTCCCATTCGAGTAACTGTGTCATTTTCCAATCCCGATTTTTACCCGTTTTGGGGGCTATTTAACATATTGTAGGTTTTGCGCACCACGCGATCGGCACTCACACCAAAATCGCCACGAAAGCGTTAAAAGTGCGGGTTTTCTCAGTAATAAATGGGGGTTTTCGACAACAACATTTTGATAACAAAACGCCGCTATTGCAGTTCGAGCAAAACGACAGATGAAACCGCTTTTTTTCCTGTGTTTTCTCTGCTGTAATCAATCCAGACCAGGCAGTTGGTTTTCTAACGCCGCCTGCGCTTTTGCGTAATCCTCTGGTGTGTAATTTACCTGGTTTACTGGGCCGCCATCCTTACCCGTTAGTTCAACCCTCTGCTTATTTGAATACGCATCACCAACCTCTTTAGCAGCCTGCTCCAGTAGCTGAGCTGTCATCCCCATGTTTTTCATATTCTCGGCCGACGTAGACATTCTTTGCAGCACGCGCAGACGATAGGCTTTATTGGCTATGGGGATGTCGGAGATTTCATTCTGGAAGCGCTCTCGCGTAGAGTTGAATATATCCACCCACTTTTGAGCCAACCCCCTACCATTTGCCTTTGTCGGGTCATGAGATTCAACCTGCTGCCGAGTAATCGCAATGCCGAATTCTTTATTGACGGCATCGACCACCTGAGATGGGGTATCAAAGCAGGCTAATGACTGAACAATGAATGACTTAACGTGTCCTTTTAGTACCGCCATAAATCACCACTCGTCATAATCAGTCAAAAATTTCACGCCAATTTTAATAAGCACGTTCCGCATGCCCTCGCCACATCGACGTGAGCCACTTCCGGCCTATTGTTTGCCGCATCAACCATTTCCTGCACGTCACGGCTTGCACCGTAGCGGCGAACGACGCCAACGAATTCCTCAACATCGTGACCGCGCATTTTCAGCACCGGCAATCCGGTATCCCGTTTAAATTTCGGAGCACCGAATTCATCAGTAGCGTGGCAAATGTGGTAAAGCTCATGTTCTACCAGCGCGCAGAAATCCAAGTCGGAGCACTCCGCGCAATAGTCAGCGGCCAGCGTGATAATGAATGCTGGGATTCTCCCGAACCATTCATGCATCTGCTGTTCCATTCTCGACTTTTGCCATCCACCAGCACGCATCATCACTTCTTCGCATTGACCAAGAACCGTCCGGCCTTTTTTCTCGAATGCTGATGACGCCCACATAAACGCAATGTCAGCCGTATGCAGATGAAAATGATCCGGGTTATACAGGTTTCCGCTTTCGCTGATGATCTGCCTGTCTACCCAATCATAAATCTCGTCCGCAGGAATTAATCTGGTGTATGGGTGCGGGATGTGAGGCGTCATGAAATCATTTGGCGGGTATGGCCGCATGATGTCTTTATCAGCCATAACAGAATATTCCTCTACATTGAAAACTATAAACCCCACGGTACCGTATACCAGCGACAACGAAAACCTATACGATATTCTGTTTTTCGCGTGGCGCCGTGGGTGCTTTTAGCATTTTATAAAACCATTACGCTATTCACTCTGAAATGAATAATGTGATGGCAATAAAAAACCGCCCGGAGGCGGCTTAATTACGATGTCGTATTTTATTTCTTTTTTAGTGCGCTCTGAATTGCATCAGCAACTTTTCCAAGGTCACTCACTGTGTAGGATGTAGCTTGATACACGGAGTCATTTGGAGCTGCGGCCTTGATAATTTCCAATGCAGCCTGAACAGCGGACAGGCGCTTAGTCTCATCATCAGTTTCTAGGCCGTTTTTATCCGTATAGTAGTTATCTAACATTGTACCCCCCCTTTTTTGAGTCATCCCCAGTAGATGACAGAAAAATGATAATAGGATTGCTTGCGTACTTTCCAGGCTTACTTCTTGCTGCTAGTGTCTGCCATCTGCTGATAAACAGGGTCAGTGCCACGCGGTAGCGTTCTGCTCACGTCTCTGTAATGCGTCACCCTTTCGCGAAAGTATTCACGCAGATGCTCCGGCTGTTCGCGCTCCACCTGCTCGGCAATCACCGGCAAATTCATTCGCTCTTTGTACGCTACGCCAGACGCCGCCAAATCGACGTTAATTTTTTCCCGCTCGTCGCGTGGTAAATCACCTAAATTATGTGACATATCCCCTCCAGTGTTTCAGAGAGTATATAACAGCATTATCACAGGCACTCAGTGAATGCCTGTTGTAATGCCTATCGCCTCACTTCCCACAATTGCCGAGCAACCCCACCGTTACCCACAGGGTCACGACCAGTCCGGCGCTTAACACTGGATTCTGACCAACTGCCACGCGCGGGGATGTTTTTAATCAGAACGAAACCTGCTGCGCGGAGTGACGCCCCTGATTCATCAGCTTGTGAATACGTGATTATCCGGCAATACCCCATTTCCCACGCAGTCCGCCGAACCGCGCCGTATAGCATGCTGTTAGCGTTTCGCGTCCCATCAGTGCATGTCCTGTTGACCTCAAGTGTCAATCCATCATCAAAGTGCCTAGCAACCGGACGGCCTGCCATCGCCACCCCTACCAGATTTCCGCTTGAGTCACGAAGCCCAATACTGAATTTGTGGCCTACTGGCGGTTTGTTGTGCCGATGCAACCTGCTGACGAAATCACACGCATCGCGGAATGAAATAGGGACAATGTTCACTTGTTCTACCTCATTGCGTTATCTGCGTTCAGCTTCGCGTATGCCGGCTAGTTGGCTATTAGCCTGGTCAATTACCGTCAGTAGCGGGTCAATCCAGTAAACAGCCTGTGCGTACGTCAATCGGCAGCCGGTGGCAGCGGCACCAGCACTGGCTGTGTCAGTTCCGCTGGCAGTGGTACGCATTGCGCTGGCACGTAAACGGTACGTGTAGTCGAGCAGCCGATCAGCAACATCATCGCTAACGCACTGACGGCTAGCTGGGTCACGTTTAATAATTGTCCGGTAAACAATCTGTTTTTCATCTGATTTGCCCTGAATGTTGATAGCGTACTGATTCGCGTTGCGGGTTATCTCGTTATAGTGATGGAAATCAAACGACTGACGCGCAATGATTGCCTGTTGTGATGCGCTGATATCATCAGATTGCTGACGCTCGATTTCCGCAGCATCAGCATCCCAGCGCAGGCCCTGAACGTACAGACCAGAGATAAATCCAGCCACCAACGCCAGACCAGCTATTGTCCATGACGGTAGAATTTTCATCCGTCCAATCCCCAGCACGATAATTCCGCTTCCTGGTCACGGCGTTCTATTTGCCCGTAACAGTTATTTGAGCGTATGCGGCAATCGCGGCCACCATCCCAAATCCAGCGTTTAATCTCGCGGCAAGCGCCGATGCGGTCACCAGCATTTAATTTGCGGTAGAACGTGGACGGGAAACAGCGCCCCGGACCGATATTCCACGGGCAGAACGACGCTATCCCTGTCTTCTGAGGTTCGGTGAGTGGCACTTTAACGTTACGATCCACCCAGTCGAGCGCCTTTTTCTGCTCCAGAGCATCAATCTTCGCGCACTGCTCGGCGGTCAACTTCATACCTTTTACTACCGGCTTACCGTCAACGCGAGTTACACCGCCGCAAATAGTCCAGATTCCGCCGCCGTCTGGGTAAGCCACCAGCCGCACGCCCTCTTTTTCTTGCTGAAACTGAGCCATAAGAACGGGAGCTGACGCGCCAGCAGCAATCAGAGCCAGCATTGCGGCGCTAAGTTTTGTTTTTAGTGATGACATCACTCACCCCGCGCCGCTTTGCGTCTGTCTTCTTTAATCTTGAAATACAGATTCGTTAGAAACGTTAGGCCAGCAAACGCCAGGCTACCCAGCACACCGATCGCAGCCCACTGCTCAGGTGAGTAACCGTCTAGCAGTTTTTTAAACCAGAATAAGAAGCTGCCACCGGACGCGCCGTATGCGGCTCCTGTTGTGAAATTTGACATACGCATAGCCTCACCTCCGGCGTTGCCGTGGCGCTGTGTGATTTACAGGAAATAAAAAGGCCACGAATGCGGCCTTAGCGATTAAAAAATATGAAATGCCTTGCTTGTTCGCGATTGCGAACATATAATTTATTCATCGGTTCGAGATGGCTCGAATCGCTCCTAACGAGGATTCCACAATGTCTACTGCTTACATCATCTTTAACTCATCCGTCGCGGCCGTAGTTGATACTGAGATCGCTAATGGCGCTAATGTCACATTCTCAACAGTGACCGTTAAAGAAGAAATTAACGCGAACCGTGATTTCAATCTGGTTAACGCTCAGAACGGGAAAATCTCACGCGCAAAACGCTGGGGAAACGAGGCGTCAAAATGTGAGTATTTTGGCCGAGAAATAAACCCAACCGAGTTTTTCATCAAATAATGTGGTCAAAATGACAAACAAAGAACTTCAGGCAATCAGAAAACTGTTAATGCTGGATGTATCAGAAGCGGCTGAACACATTGGCCGCGTTTCCGCCCGGAGTTGGCAATATTGGGAGTCTGGACGCTCTGCTGTTCCTGATGATGTTGAGCAGGAAATGTTGGATTTAGCGTCAGTCAGGATAGAAATGATGTCCGCTATAGACAAGCGTCTCGCCGATGGCGAACGTCCTAAATTACGTTTTTATAACAAGTTGGATGAATACCTGGCTGACAACCCCGATCACAATGTGATCGGGTGGCGTCTGAGCCAGTCTGTTGCCGCACTCTATTACACTGAGGGTCACGCGGATTTAATCTAACGAATAGCATAACGAGGAGATATGAAAAAATGGCTTCGCCAATCGCTCACATCATCAACGCAATTAAATATTTACCGCTGTCACTGCTCATGCTCTATGTTTTCCTTGAACTGATAAAACTCATCAGTAGCGCTAAGAGCGTTTTGTTTACTATCAGCACATTTTAATTCGCGCCCTCTCTACTGCCGCACAGGCAGTTCCATTTAAAATAGAGGGTGCCATGAAAATCACAAACTACATCGCCCCAGCTCTAATCGGCTGGGCTAACCACTCTTTCAAACGAACGTCATCGTGGCTCAATGTGTATGAGTCAATAATCAGAGCAAAGCCATTCGATAAAAAAACGCTGAGTAACAAATTAACCATGCTGCGCACGATAAATACACTGATCGGAAATATCCCGATGCGTAACATCATGCCGCATGACATCGTTAGCGTTCTGAAATTTTATACGGTTCAGGGAAAAAATAGGTCAGCACAAATCTGTCATTTCCTGCTCACTGATATATTCAGGGAGGCGGAATATAATGGATGGGTTTACAAAAATCCGGTCACGTCCGTTTTAAAACCTGACGCATTAGTTCGCCGCGAAAAACTCACTCTGGCGGAGTGGTGTAGCATTTATAACGCTGCGCAGTGTGTCTGCCCTGCCTATTTTCATCATGCAATGCGAGTAGCGCTCGTTACAGCTCAGCGGCGGCGTGATATTTCTGACATGACACGCGCACAGGTTTTCGATGAGTACCTGCACGTCCACCAGCAAAAAACGGGGGCTAAAATTGCAATCCCGTTGGCCCTCTCACTAGAAATCTCTGGCGTATCAGTGCGTGATGTTCTAGCCAGTTGCCCTGGCAATAACTACATGCTCCATTCTCGCAGGGTATCCCCGCACTCACTGACAACATGGTTTCAGATTGCGCGTGATACTGCATTTAATCCTGAGCACTGGACAGGGACGCCACCACCGTTTCATGAACAACGCTCATTAGCAGAACGACTATATAGGGATCAAGGCGTCGATACGCGTCGATTGCTCGGCCACAAATATCAGCGGACAACTGACAACTACAACAATGACCACGGAAAAGAATGGCGGCGAGTAATTATTTAACAGTGAACGTAAAAGGCTCACACCTGTGAGCCTTACCGTACCAATAGTATTAATTACTCTGCGAGGTGGAAATCAATCTGCTCACCCAACCACTTAATGACAGGCACCGCCATCGAGTTCCCCAACGCATGATAGCGGCGCGTCGGCGATGTTCCCCCCAGATCAGTGTAACCAACGGGGAACCCCTGCAACCGTTCGCATTCTGTTGGGGTGAGTCTGCGAACCCTGACAGGATTTGCCTCTGTAATCAGGCCACCGAGCATAGCCATGTCTTGCGATGACGTTCCGGTATAGTTGGCCACCAGCGTTCCGGTGTAGCGCGGGATCGCATCTATGCTGTAGGTTTTGAATTCTCTCTCAATGCCTGAAGCAGTGCCTGATTCGGATTTTTTCGGCGTTCCGTAATAGTTTTTAGAGCGCGGGCGCACTGGTTGGAGCTCAAATAAAGCGGCTCCGGGATCGAAGTCTGGTCGAGCGCTGGCAATAACGAACACTCGCTTACGCTGTTGGGGGACTCCGAAATATTTAGCGTCGAGAACTCGCCAAGCGACGGTGCGCGATGGTCCAGACACAATACCAGCGTTCGGCCATCTTCCCCTTGCTGGCTGTAATGCGCTACTTTCCCCGGCCAGCGCGCCGAGAAAACAACCGAATGCGTTGTCTGCACTGTTTAATACTCCTGTTACGTTTTCCCAAACAATAATTGATTCTGGCTGGTCTGCGCCCTTTCTCACATCGTCTATTGCATCAGCAATATCAACAAACGCCAGCGTTAATTGGCCTCGCGGGTCGCTTAAACCCTCCCGCCTGCCTGACACGCTAAACGCCTGACATGGCGTGCCGCCGATTAAAATATCTGGCGCGATTATCTCCCCCGATCGCAATAACGATGGGGCTCTGAGCATATCGCCAATATTATTCACGTAGGGATAGCGTGTATTCAGCAACTTACACGGGAACGGTTCAATTTCACTGAACCACGCGGGACGCCACCCAAAATCCTTCCACGCTACACTCGCGGCCTCAATGCCTGAGCATACCGATCCGTAGAATAACGGGGGTTTTTGGTCTTTTATCAAACTGGTCATATATACAGTATTCCGATACTATCAGCCCGTCTGGCTAGACGATTGGGCCTCGGTTTACTTCATGACCTAATGCATGGGGTAAATGATCGCTGACAGTCTGACCACTGTTAGTGATCGCCCATTTCCTGAAGTTATAAAAAAACCCGCCATCAGTGCGGGTTTCGGTGTTTTCTTTTTTTGCAATTCGGCGCTATGACAGGGGTACTGATGCAATGCATCTCGCGAATACCCCTGTCGTATCGCCGGAAAGCAAAAACCCCGCCGTAGCGAGGTTTTCGAATTTGTCAGATTGTGGCCTGTCATCGCTGTTATCATGTCGCAGCTCTGCCAAGCATGGATACATTAAACATTTTTTTGGCTCACTTTCAACATAAAAATAGATAAACAGCACAAATAATCAAAAAAAATAACTCATGCCTGCTCAGTTAATAAGTTTCGGGACATCAGAAAAACCTTTGCCTTGAATATATCCAGACACCAGCGAACGCGCCTTCTCGCTTCACTGTCTGTTAGCCACGGCGCGATCGCCTGCAACTCGCGAGTAATATCTGAGATTTTTTTGCGCGTAGTGTAATACTGAACACCTACCAGGTAGACCGGATCATTAGCATCTAATGCCTGTAATACGCACTGCTCAACAAAATCAGCATCATCATTGCGCATAGCCTGATCGATAACACTGATTGTGGTCTGTGGCCATAGAATGGCATGAGCACGATTCATTATCTGTTGGCCTTTATAGCCCTCGCTACGAGCCTGATTCAATGCAGCCGTAAAACGTTCCAGCGCTTTATCCGACCAGCGACTACCCTTCAGTTCATTCCAGCATGCATGTCCTCGTGGCATTCGAGGGCCAGTCTCGCCCCTTACTCCCTCCCCCCAGATAGCGAGCAATGATTTCATCCAGGAAGACTGGACGCTTGTTAATGGGGTAAACCTTCCCAAGTAACTTTTACGCGGCGCAGTGGCTATAACTCCCAACCCTGCATTATGTTGGCGGCGTTGGCGTGGGGTCATGCTGCCCCCTGTTTTTTTAATTCGCTAGCGCTCATAGTTTCCCCTCAGATATTAGAATGTTTAGTGTCCTCATCACCCCTTCAGCGTGGCAAAGGCGTGCCGTTTCTGTGTCGATGTGTCTGGTTCTGCGATCGATTTCGTCATGGCACGCGCTACACGCCCATGCACCTTGAATATCAGGGGGTTTAATTCCAGTGCCGCAGGTTCCTGCAAGACGGTAATGTGCTAACACTGTGGTTTCAGAATTGTGATTGCAGATACCCGGCATCCGCACCTGGCATTCTCTGTTGCGGGCTTCTTTACGCAGGTTTTTCATGCTGCATACTCCAGCAACTGAGCGGCGGCGTTTTCTGCTGCCTGCTGGGTAGGGAATGTACGATAGAGGATGTAATTCCAGAGGACGTTTAGCACCGCTTTGTAGAGCTCGCCGAACTTCAGATCATCCATTTTTGAAAACTTGATTGACTCAGGCTCGTTGCGCCTGGTGCCGTCAGGCATATAAAACGTAACGTAGAATCCTGCTTCAATCGTCACCCACGATCTGAACGACTCGAATGATTTAACAGCTGTAATGTTTACTGCTCGTTTCTGTGCAGTATCACTGAGATATTGATTCGCTAACTCCTGAATCGTCCCCTCATGGCCTGCATAATAAGCAATCCACTTTACAAAGCCATTTACGAGGGCTTTATCGGCTGGAGATATAGCGCCGCCATCCGGTTCAAAGTAGTGAAAGCCGAGGTTTAGGAGTGAAAAGAATTTGCGATGGAATGCCGCGTTCCGCGCCTGCTTGAAATCGGCATAAATAACCGCGCCCGTCTTTAGCTTCTTGACGAACTCGTTAGAATCAGGCGTGGCGGGAATTAATATTCCACCAGCTGACTTTACAAATGAGTGCTGTGCCATTACCTATCCTCAGTAATGGCGCAGTTGCTTTGTTTGGGTTATCGGGTGTTCAGTCCGATGTATTTATTGTACTAAAAATAAAAATACAGTGTTAGCGGCAACTATGAATTAATAAACATAATTAGCGTCATTATTTATATCTGTGACATGTCACAATTAAATGATTAATTTCATTTCGTGCCAGCCACTGGTATTCCAGCACGCAGAGTCGCCAGTCATGCAGCATGAATCCACTGGCAAAGACTCACCGCATTTCCCGCAAATACGATGACCGATCGCCTTTATTTTTTGGCGCACGCGCGCATCATCCTGACGGATCAGCATCTGGATATACTCGTCCATATCGTATGGCTCTTTGCCTGGTCGCCGCGCAGCACAATTCCGGCGCAGCATTTCCAGTTCCTGAGCATCCAGATTCAATTCCAGTTTTGTTACGCCAGCCTCCCGCTGGCGCTTACGTTGTGCTCGTTTACGGGCTGCGGCCCGCTCTTTAGTGTTCGTCATGCCGCAGCTCTCTGCATGCAGTATTCTGGCAAATTAGCCCTTACCAGTGCTTCAGCTATCGGCGGGCAAACAGCATTACCGCAGCGCGCCACCTGATCCGCTTTTGATACTGGGTTGCCGTCTATATCGTGATCGATGATGTAATCAGCCGGAAAACCCTGTGCCGCATAGAGTTCATGCGGTTGCAGCATGCGCATCCCGATATCAATGATCTGATAGTCGATACCCTCGACCGTTACAAGCCCGAAGCGGTCGCGGCTAACGACTGTATGCATGGGGTCATTGATATCCACGCCCTCTTTCTCGTTGCCGTAGTATTTCAACAGGAACGCGCGAACTTCTCCGAAATGGTTTCCGCCAGCCGTAACGGTTTGCAGAGGCGTATCTGTGGGCTGTCCTGTGTTCGTTCCACGCATCTTCACTAAATGCGATGTGACCACCGCGTGCTTTTTCGCTCCCACGACTGTACCCAGAGGTTTCTTGATATCCTGTACGCGCGGTTGCTGCCCGGGGCGTTCTCCGTAGCCGATTGTGAGTAAATTTGCCGCAACAACAGCGTGATGATCGACGGTTGTAACTGAATGTACCGGTTCATCCATCCCCACGCCGGGGCCGGTATAGTTCCCACCGTAATGTTTCGCGAGAAACGCAGAAACCAACTGACTTTTACCACCTCCGCCAGCCGTAATTGTGCCGTTTGGCTCGTCAGCACCGTGACCTACACTGTTACCAAATTGACGTGCTATTACTGGAGCCACCAGCAGATGCTCTGCTTTGCTTACTACGGTCGTCAGCGGGTCCTGAGCATCATACGCCATGCGATCGCCGCCAAACCCCGTCTGACCGATGCGAGCGATATACGGCGTTATCAGCGCAGAGTGATTCGTCTTGCACAAGGTGTTCATGGGCTGTTCTGTTGAACGTGGTTTTGCTGAATACTTCGGACCACCAGCGCCCACCAAAAAAGGCTGAACAACAGCAAATCCGGGCGTGCGCGTAATTGTATGCAATGGCTCATCGATTGACTGATCGCGAAAGCATTCGTAGCGGGTTTTCGTTGATGTATGGTTACACTTAACGATAAACGGCTGCGGATTATTGATAACAAACCGCTCCAGCCCACGCGCGATGCGTCGCAGTGTGTTTTCGGCCAAAGGCTTTTTGCGCTCGAAAATAGACGGGCAAGGGATCGACCAATCAATACACTCAGCAGCTGTGCGCCACGGCTCTAATTTACCGGCTTGAACTGCGGGTGATTTAGGATCGCCGTGTGTAGCCTCCGGCCATTCAACAGGATGCCCATCACAACGAGCGACAACGAACAACCGCTTTCTGATTGTCGGCGTACCGTAATCGCTGGCTTTCAACTCACGATGATCAACGTTGTAACCGAGTCCATTAACCAGTCTGGTGGCATCGTCGCTGTCTGTGCTGATGTTCAAAAACTCGCAGGCTTCAGCCAGCGCGGGGTGATCCTTTGGTACGCCTACACTCAGCATCCCAACAAATGCGGCAAATGTTTCCCCTGCGCGTTTCGGGTCTGGGTATTGATCGCCGTTGCTGTGTGTCATGAGTGGCCCCCATGACCGGAATTCCTCTACGTTCTCCATCATCAGCACTTTCGGACGTGTTGCCAGCGCCCAGCGCAGAACCACCCACGCTAACCCGCGAATCTCCTTTTTAACAGGTGTACCACCCTTCGCTTTTGAGAAGTGGCGACAGTCTGGCGAAAACCAGCCCAATAAAACGGGCAGGCCACCTGTCGAGACAACCGGATCGACGCTGAAAATGTCTTCAGGATAGTGCAGCGTACGCGGGTGATTCATGGCGTGCATGGCCATTGCTACAGGGTTGTGATTCATTGCAATGTGAGGCTCGAACCCTAACGCCTGTTTGATGCCCTCGCAGCTCCCGCCGCCGCCAGCAAAACCCACAACTACAAGACCGTTTTCAACATCAGGCCGAGCGATTTCTATCGCCTGCCTGCGCGCCCACTTGTGCGCCGCTTTCTGAATGTCAGCCGGGTTTTCTCTGCGTAAAAACATTCCGTGCATTTCAGAGAGAAGCGCCTCCCGGCGCTCCGGTGATAATTGATGAACGGGTATCACGGATGAAGCCGCTTGTTGTACTTCAGTAGGCCAAATGCTCATGCAGCACCACCTTTAACAAAAATAATCCAATGGGTTTTGTCACCCTTCCCTGTTCGCTGCGTGATAATCGGGCGCTCACTTGTCAGTGATAAAACCTGGCTGACAGGAATCTGTGTTTCGTTCCATTTGAAAATCAACACGCCATCAGGTCGCAGCACGCGGAACGCTTCGACAAATCCAGCACGCAAATCATCTCGCCATGTCTTTGGATTCAACACGCCGTATTTTTTGCGCATCCAGCCCTCTGGCCCTGCTCTTTCAAGATGTGGAGGGTCGAATACGACAACAGGAAACGACTCATCAGCAAAAGGGAGCTGGCGAAAGTCAGCGATGATGTCAGGAGAGATAACCAGGCTGCGGCCGTCGCACAGTGTGTGCTGTTCGCTGCGGTTATCCATAAACACCGCGCGCGGATCGCGTTTGTCACGCCAGAACATACGGCTGCCACAGCACATATCTAAAATCTGCGTCATGCGCCACCATCCCGTTCATCATTAGATGAAATGACTGAAGCACCCAACAGATTGCAAATATCCTCGACGTTTTCCCGAACAACAATCTTTTCGCCAGAGGTCATTTTTATAGACGTATTGCCATGAGGAACTAGCGTCTCAATATGATCTGAAACGATATATATCGGCTCATAAATGGTTTCTGGCTCCCAGCCATAATTACCTTGTTTTTCAATTGTGCATTGTTGGGTTAGTTTGATGATTTTCATGCGTCACCGTCCTTGCGTAACTGCGGAGCGGCGGCAATCATGGCGGCATAAATATCGTCGTATTTCACGTAGAGAGCGCCGTCCGTACCGCGAGTTACACCGCACGCAATGGCAGCAGCCATCATTTCTGAATCGGCGGTCACAGGAACCAGCGCCCAGCCCTCCAGCGCTGGAGTTGGCTTACAGCCTTTAGCCCAATCGATGCCGCTCCAAACAGGATTTCCAGACTGGACCATTGCGGCGCGAGCGATCCATGCTTTCATGTACGCTTCGGCAGGAGATAATCCTTTTACTTCAAGGCACGCTTGCTCGAATGTTATCTCATCCGGCACTACAGGCAGTGCTTGCGCGGCAGCGTCGAGACGCATCTTTCCTGTGTATTGATGAAACAGTGATTTGATGGCTGCGGTTGACGCCACTGTATCTATCGCCAAAATTTCATCCACTGCCGCATCGATTGCATCAGGCACATTGCAAGGCTGACTTACAGCCAGTTCCGTCCTCAGGAGTTGATTTTCTTCCTGATGCTCTTTTGCCGTTCTGCGCAGCTTGTTTGCCAGCGATACAGATTCAGACAGCTGAGAGCGCAGCGATAACACCTCTTCGTTTAACCTGGTTGTTTCTGCAATAACGCCAGCCTGCACGCTGATATTAATAGGGATATTCAGCGCGGCACGGATGCTGTTTAGCTGCAAATCCATACCCGCGTTTGCCGCGGTCAAAATCTCAATGCGATTAGCGATGCTGTTTAAAACATCCTGCTCTTCCTGCGTTTTGGTCATGTTTGCCGCAGTGCGTACAGCCTCAATCATTCCTGCTGTTGATATGGTCATTTGGTCTTGCCTCGTTTTTGGTCGTGATATTCTCGCCAGTGATTCAGGCGCGCTCTAAAATGTTCCCGATACTGCTCCGCTACCGTATCCAGTTCCCGTTCAACCTGGCGCCGCAGTGTTTTCCCTGCGATTAACGAGTTGATTAACTGATTGGCTCGTTTATCCAGCTCCAGCTTGTCCTGAAACTCTCGCGGCCACTCAGCGATATTGATCGGTAGCCCGGCTGGCAGGTAATCCGAGTTTTCGTACACGGTTATTCACTCGTCATGCCGCGAACGGTTCGGCCTGAGTTCAGATAAAAATCTCTATCAACACTCTCGAGTGTGAATTCAGGAGTCGGTTTTTCATGGCGTGCGATTTTTACGTGCGGGGAGTTGATCATCGACGTCAGGCGGTTGCTGAGTTTTGTCAGTGTCAGGCCGTGTCCCGGATAGTGTTTATCCAGCGCTGCCAAAATTTGTGTTTTAGTCAGCGTTTTTCCGATCATCACGCTGATTAGACTTTTTGCATCCAGCGTTACGCGCGGTTTGGCCTTTTTCTGTTTCCGGCCTGACGTTTTCGGGAGTGGAGCAAACGTAGGTTGAACGACTTGCACAGGTGCGGGAGCTGGCACGTACGGTGAACGTGTGCGTGCGCGGGCGTTTGCGTTCATTGCCCAAATGATGCGCGCGCTATGGTCGCAACCATCGTCAGTCATGAATGGACGTGCGTAAATAACATCAGTTGTAATCATGGTCTTGCCTCGGTCGGTTGGTTAAGCGCTGGTCAGGCGCGGTTAAAATTCTTCAATCGGCTGTTTCTTGCTGTATCGCCTGTCTTTCTCTTGCCCCTTCTCAGCAAGCGATCGAGCCTCATTTGTTGGGATACTCTTGATATATCCGTCAATCATCTGTGCGTAAGCTGTCCCGCTCGGCCCCTCGCGGTTAAGCCTCACAATGAGTTCCATTAACGTTTTATCTGCCTGCTCGTTATAAGCAGCGTCACGGTATAGCCCGATCCAAACGTCACAGTCTTGTTCGATCTGCCCTGTGTCTCGGCTGTCGGATGGTAGAGGGCGTTTATCTGCGCGCTCCTCCAACTTCCTGTTTAGCTGGGTCAGAAGAACAACAATACAATCCAATTCTTTTGCTAAATTCTTTAATCCGGTCGTAATCGCGCCGAAGCTAATATCACGGCGTTCAGCCTCTTCTCCTTTCATCAATGTCAGGTAGTCAACAGCAACTAAACCAACCACCCCGCGCTGACGTTTCACCTTGCGACTCTCCGCTGCGATGTGAGCCAGTGAGACACCGGGTGTGCTATCAATCATCAGGTTTGACTCGGCCAACTCCCCAGCCTTAGCCATTGCCAGTGCCATCTTTGAATCGTCGTATTCGCCGTTGTAAAACAGGTTTGAACTGATGAGCGCTTCCTGTGCGATCATTCGCTCAATGATCCCCCTGTCAGTCATTTCCAGACTGAAAACCAGCGACGGGAGACGATGATTTAATGCGAAATGCGTAGCGATTTTGTTGTATGTCGCGGTCTTGCCCATTTTCGGGCGCGCCCCGATCACAATGAGTGACCCGCGTAACGCTTGTTTTGGTGCCATGATTTCATCCAGCCCCTCAATGCCAAGCGTCAAACCTGCCCCACCAGTCGGATCACTAAATCGGCGTTCAATCTCATCAACCCAATCGCTCACCACATCACCGGCAGGCCGCAGCCCTCCACGTCTGCCCGTACTGGCATGATCAACAACGGCGGTGATCATTTGCTGCACGCTGCTTAACCGGCTTTCGACTGTGGCGCCGCCGCTTGAGCTAACGATCTCGATGCATGAGTGGAGTTTTTCCAGCGTGTAGCGGAGTACGGCCTTTTCACGCACGATTCGGGCGTAAGCCAGCGTGTTTGCGGCCACAGGAACGCGTGCCATTTCCGCCAGATATGCCATTCCCCCAACAGTCACCAGTTCACCGTTTGACTCGAGTAATTCGCTAAGAGTTATCAGGTCTGTTGGCCGTTCAGAGCGCGACAGTTCAACGAGGCGACGGTAAATAATTTGATGTACGCGCAGATAAAACGACTCAGCTTTTAGCAGAGACATAACGGCGTGTCGGCGCTCATCGTCAGTATTCAGCATTAGGCCGCCGATAACGGCCTGCTCTGCTGATGAGCTATGCGGAACCACAGGGATATCATTGGTCATTGGCGCGTTCCTCTTTCACAGCGACATAGCAACGCTCAGTAACCAGGTAATCGATGTTTTTGCGCTTCCAGAATCCGCCCCTGCCATTAGGTCGGTCTTCCATCATCCAGCGGCAGTGTGTTGAGATATATTTCAAATAGGCCTGCCAGCGGTCAGGGGTGAATTTAAATTTCTTCCAGAATGCGCGGATCGTCTTTTTCCGTGCGTCAGTCAAAATCTGAACGCGTGGCATGTCAGGGAGGATTTCGTGGTACGTATCCAGAATTTCTTGATAATCAATTTTTTCAGTCGGCTGTTCGTCTGCTGGTGGAGCAGGTTCACCTGATTCACCAGTAACAGGATCATTGACTGGTTCAGAAGGGTGACTGGTTCTGGTGTCATCTGACGGCACAGGGGCTGTGCTTTTTGGTGGCACAGGTGGGTTTTCTGGTGTCTCACCTGTGTTTTCTGACGGCACAGGGGCTGTGCTTTTTGGTGGCACAGGGTTATCCAGCGTCAGATAGTAAACGTTCGACGTGTTCCCCTTCCCGTTGTTTTCACCCAGCCTGTTTTCTTTTGACAGAAAGCCCATTTTTATTAATGCTGTGATGTGCGCCTTTACTGCGCTTTTGCTGCATTCACACTGATCAGCGACATGCTGGTATGACGGCCAGCATTCACCTTTGTCATTCGCGTTATCAGCCAGCTTAATGAGCACCAGCTTACGTAGTGGGTTACCGACTTTTCGGCTCATGGCTTTCGCCATTAAGTTCATGCTCATAATCAGATCCCCAGCGCATCCGCTATTTTGCGGCAGGCGTCCTGATATTCCTCATTGCTGAGGTTCAGCAATTTTAATGCCGCCTTGCTTTTCTCGTACTGCTCCCACACGGAAAGCGCAGCAACGCGACGGCCATCAAATACCGGTTCAACATCTTCAATGTTGACGGGCTGGCCATTCAGCCGGAATCCGTTCCGGTATGTAATCCTGTCGATTCGTGTAAGCATTGGTCTTGCCTCGCTATGCAACTAACTGCTGAGTAACTGGCAACAGCGCGTACATCGCCTCTGTCGCTTTATTTATTCGTTGTGACATGTCACAGCATCCGAGTAACACAGCGCTCATCGCTGTTGAAAATTCGCGGATAGCAATTGCGGCCAGATAGTTAACAGATCGGTCATTCTGCAAACGTGCCCGCCGTTCACCGGGTAATGCCGCCAGCATCATCGGCGCCAGCAACTGGATTTTTCTCTGTGCTGCGCGTGAGTCGCTACGCAGCCAGCGGAAAATCTGCTGCCTGTTGTTGTTAATGGCTTTCCAGTCCGCCACACCACCCTGTTCAATTTCGTGTAGCCGGATATGCGGATCACCACCAGCCAGAAAAAACCTCCTGGTTATCTCGATCGCCACGGTTTCCTGTCCCGCATCAACCGCCCATGATTCGATCTCGTTCGTCAGCTCCTGAATGTTCATTGCGTCTCCTGTCGCAAATTGATTCTTGATAATCAGATTTACTCACCGATTCTCGTTACGCTGTTTTTCGGTATACATCTGGGTTGTATTTCAGCTTTCCAGATGTAATGCGCTCAATACGCATTGCTTGTTTTTCTGGGACAACATCACCCCAACGACAAACAGCCGGGTGCTTGATTCCTAAAGCTTCAGCGGTTTTAACAACTCCGCCGAAATACTTAGTGACTTCAATTTTCAACATAAGGGTTCCTCCTGTGTACATTGGCGAATGTAACAATGGTTACATCAATATGCAAACACTTTTTACATCACCATCTGGTAACGTTAGTTACATGAAACCAGATGATATGCACACACGAATTAGATCCCGACGCTTACAGATCGGAATGACTCAGGCTCAATTGGCAAAATCATTGGGGCTAAGCAGAGTGACGATTACTAAATGGGAGTCGGGGGCTATAAAGCCAGATGGTGAAAACCTGCATAGGTTGGCTCATATATTTGATCGCCCGTCAGAGTGGATACTTTACGGCACGGGTATAGCCAATAACGATGATGACACCAGAGTAAAAGCCAGGCCAGTTACAAGCACCAGTGTTCCCGTTATTTCTTCGGTTCAGGCTGGAGACTGGACGGATTCATACTCATCAGCGAGGGCAACTGATGTTTTGCGGTGGTGCGATACGACAGTGAAAGTGTCTGATGACGCATTTGCTTTAGATGTACGCGGTGAATCGATGACAAACCCCAATGGACGACCAACCATTCCAGAGGGATCTACAGTTATTGTTGAACCTCATTATGGTTCAGTCGATGATCTTTACGGCAAAATAGTCGTTGCAATTGTTGATGGCAGCTCAGAAGCAACAATCAAGAAACTCGTAGCTGATGGGCCACACTTATACTTGATGCCTCTAAACCCTAATTTTCGCCCAATCCCAGTCAATGGAAACATGCGAGTCATCGGTCGGGTTGTTCAAGTAACCCAAGAGCTATAATCCTCCCAACCCGCCGATGCGGGTTTTTTTTCGCCCTCAATGGTAACTTATGGAATATAAAAATTGACACAAAAGGTAACAAGAGGTACATTCATCCCATCAACAGCGAACAGGCAGGACGCCCACGAAGTAGCCGCTACCGGCGTATGAAAAGGTAGATGATTCGCTAAGCAAGGCAAGACCACCCCACACCGCAGACCACGCTCTATGAGTGGCGGAGTGGGAAATCAACCAGGCGCAGTTGCGCTGTTTGGGTAATACGTTCTGACAGCGGGAAAGACTGCGATAACACCAGAGGGCTATCGGATGGAAAATGCAATCGGGCAGTTTAAAAAAGTGGCTGGTTTCATCGCGGAAAACGTGAAATTGCGCATCACATCAAAAATGACTGACGAAGAGGTTATGGATGTTATTCATGATGAGATTGTCGCGCATTTCAATAAACAGCAGCAAATGACGGTCGAATATCTGTCTTTCAGCAAAGACAAACGCACTGCTTTTGCATCTGCAATGTATGACCTTCTTTTGCCACTTGCTGCCGTGATTCAGCCTAGCGTAAACCCGCTATATGCGGAATACGTTAAATCATCTGGAAAAACTGGGGTCTTAAACTTCATCACTAAGGCATAGCAATAAGTAGCACCAACACCAGAGAAAGTCGGTCGTAAGTTCTGCTCCGATTGGAGCGGTGAAGCGACGCCGGATAGCGTAACCGGCTGAAATTTAGCGATCAGGTGATTAACGGGCTTCCCTCCCGTTACTCGGTTCGACTCCGGGCGCTATTCGAAATCACGTTGCCATCGTGATAACTGCGAGAGAACTGCTGTGTAGTCGTTTGGCGGTGTGGGTTTTGACCTTTCCCTGCCGCCAATTTTTTTCGCAGACGTAAAAAAGCCCGCCGTTAGGCAGGCTCCTTTACCCCGGTTAACCGACCAAAGTATTACCGGGAATAGCTGCGGCACCGACAAAGGTAACCGCAAGGCAAGACCAATACCAACAAAGCTGATACCGATCAGCCGTGATTATACGAGGAACGCTATGAAAGCGCCAGAAATCACCATCACCCTATACATACACCTCAACGCCTTTAAACCAGAGCCGCTAATTTGCACATGTGACATGTCACAGTTCGGTCACGCGCTGATTTCAACGTGTGAAGTCTCTGTGCCATTTCCTGAAGTAACCCCCGAATATCTTGCTGAACGCAAGATGTCAGCATTAAGAGAACAGCAGCAAAAGATTCTCTCTGACGCTCAAACCAAAGCAAATGAACTAGAAGACCAGGTTCAGAAATTGCTGATCGTTGAGCGCCAAACAACAACCAACGCATAACCGACCGAGGCAAGATCAATGAAAACCTATACTCTATTATTTGAGCCGAAGAAATCAGCTCTAAAAAATGGCGCTGTTTCGCTCGCCATCGCACTCGAAGCAAAAACACAAAAGCTGGCAGTGATGGCTGCAACAATGAAGCTGGAAGATGAATTCCCTGGCTCCAGTGACAACTTTTTCAATCCAAAAGTTACAGAGGATGCCGTGGGCATCCCACGTCCGGCACTTGATAAATTTGACGAAATATTCCCAACCGAAAACGAGTTGATAGATGGTGTTTGGCGGCGCATCGAGACACCAGCTCAGGCTAACGATCTCGTCGATTTCTCCACCCTATCTTTACGTGAAAAAATCGCCGCGTTCGCGTTGTATGCGCAGGCTGAAATCACAGAGCATGAATTTTCTATGGTGTGTGATTATCTCGATCTGCCTGATGGGGATGCTGATGCCGATGCAGACACGGACAAACTGATCCGCGTACTCAGCGGCATTGAGTCTCTGGAACGGGCCACTGACGAATTGCTACTCAGTGTAGTGAATGCCGTTAACGCTCAATTCCCATCTATCGCAGATGTATCAGAGCGCGAAATTCTGGATTTCGTTGATACGCTGACAGCCCACGAAGAAACCGACACGCCCGCGCAAAAACCATCGATCGCAGGGCTGGATCGTGAGCGTCAGTACACCCACACATACGCCATGCTCGATAAAGAAGTTGCAGCAGCTCTTGTGCGTGATGCCGCCGACTGCTGGGAACTGAACGCCGATCATGTCCGTGAATCTAACGTTCTAATTAATCAAAATGGTGAGGAATTCCAGCGCTGGTCAACGGAACTCCGCATGGCAGAAAATGCCCTAAAAATCCCCCGCCCTATCGTCTTCGCCCTGGTTGGTACAGGGAAAAAACACCCTGAATTACTGAAGGACGCGAACGCGCGCCGCCAGTTCGTTGTTGATTTTCTTGCTGAGCATATGCCATCAGAAATCAAAGTGGAAAGCATGGGCGCTGGGCGGTTCTCTATTGATGGCCTAACTTGTGAATCCACATCAAATCAGGGTGAAAAAACGGAAGTGGCCAGCGCAACCAACACACCCAATGCCGAAACAAAGCAGCCTGAAACGGTCGCATTGCCCGCAGAAACTGTTACGCAAGCAAAGAGCGGCGGCGCAGCGGGTGAACCGATCAGTGACAGCACCGCGCAGCAGGAAAAAGAAGCGCTCGATCAGCTGGGGGACGGTGTTTACGCAACCGAAACACCAGCACCAGCACCAGCACCAGCACCAGCACCAGCACCAGCACCAGCAGACGATTTTCAGCGACGGGGAGAAGCCTTAGAAGCTGATATCGCAAAGAAAACCGCAGGTGAGCAAGAAAATCTCAATATCTGGAAGCGGGTACAACGCACAGATCCGCGCTACACGAAACCGTTGGCCGGCGCAGGTTTTGAAGGTACGAGCATCACAAGCGCATACATGTTCATGCGAGCTACCGAAATATTTGGCCCTGTCGGTAGTGGTTGGGGTTATCGCGTTCTGGATGAAAAAATGATTCCCGGTGCGCCACTGAGTGAGGCGCTGTATGACGACAGCAAAAAATTCATCGGAACAAAACTACTGCGCGATTCTGATGGCTCATTAATCAGCGAGTTGAATCATTCTCTGAAAATCGAATTTTGGTACCTGAACACATCAGGTGAACGATCAGCGGTCGAAGCGTATGGCGCAACGCCGTATATGTACAAAACCAAGTCAGGAATTAAAGCCGATTCGGAAGTTATGAAAAAAAGCCTCACTGACGCGATAAAGAAAGCGTTATCGCTACTCGGTTTCAGTGCAGACGTGTGGCTCGGCATGCATGACAACCCTGAATATGCGATCGAAAACGAGATTGAATTCAAGATCAAAAACGCGAGCGATCGCGCTGAAGATACAGTACGCATGCGCACCGAGTTGGATGAGAAATTCACGAAGAACGCCGCGACGCTGGAGAAAGCCGTCAACGTCAACGAAGTTAACAAAGTGTTCGGTACCATCGCGCGCGAACTCGGTGTTCATCTAAAAAATGCCGAGGCAATAGGGGACACAGAACACGCTAAGTACCTGTCTGGACGTCTGCGTCGTCTTACGCAAATCAAAAACGAGCGCACCGCTGCGCTTGAATCCAACCAAGGAGAAACAGCATGACAAGTACCGCTATCAATATCTCAGCCTACGCAATAGCGCACGACATGAGAAAATTACAGGAGTTACTGGAAACCTCCGACGACATTACGCCGGAAATGATCGCCGATACCATGGATGGGTTAGAACTGGAGTTATCTGACAAGCTGGACGGCGCATATATCCACGTACGCAATCTGGAGGGGCTGGCTAAGACGTGTGATGAAGAAGCTAAGCGCCTGGCCGACCGCAAAAAATCGTTTGAGAACCGCGCCAAATCAATCAAAGGTTATGTTTTGAATTGCCTGCTGGCTGCCAACCTCGACAAGCTCAAGACAACAACAAACACATTTACTGCGCGTAAGGGGGTCGCCAGTGTGATTATCGACAATGAAGGGCTGCTGCCCGATGAGCTTGTGGCCGTTCAAACCATCGTGGCACCAGATAAGAAAGCGATCAAAGAAGCCATTGAGAGCGGCGTGGAAGTGCCCGGAGCACACATTGAAATCGGCGCGCGTTCTCTGCAAGTGCGTTAACACGGCTGACCACCGTAAGCGAGGCAAGACCAATGCTAAAAATGTCCGCACAGCGTGGAGATGTTATTCACATTGTATTTTCAGATGGCCGGAACGGAATGATCGCAGTGCAATCACGTAGTGTGTTTGCGATTCATTTCCCGCCAGATGTGAAAATAACGCGTGAACGTCGCCAAAAGGAAAAGCTGATTAACGCTAATCAGAAATAACTCGCGATTAGCAATACCGTGTGACCTCAATTTTACAGGGGGTCACATGCAATCATGGAAACCGGGCGAATGCCTATTATCTGAATTTGACATAAAAATCGGTCGGCTGTCTGCAAGCGTGAGAAAGGCAACTCTCACACAACAGGATATAGACCAGTCCTGTGCAGCAGCCGACGCAATCATTGAGAAGTTGAGGCAAGACCATGACCGACCTGTTAACAGACGACGAACTAATAGAACTGACGGGCTATAAATACCCATCAAAGCAGTGCGCCGCCCTCACCCGCTCCGGCATTTCTTTTGTCACCCGCAGGGATGGGCGACCTGGCGTAACGTGGACGGCAATTAATGCCAGCCTCTCAGCAGTCAAGGCCGAACAATCTAAAGCTATTGAACAGCCAAATTTTGATGCGATTTAATTATGGCTCGTAAGCGTAAGGATCCCCGCGATAACGCATTGCCACCGCGCGTATACCGTGGGAAAAGCAAATATGAATTTCATCCTATTGGCGGCGGCTCTATTTCACTATGCCCTCTCGATTCTCCTATCCCATTAATCTGGGAGAAATACGACGCGGCAAATAATTATCGCGAGGAAAAATTCACTCTGGAGAGAATGGCTGAACGGTTTATGCAATCACCGGATTTTCTCGATCTCGCTAGTGAAACGCAAAAGGACTACCGGAAATACTCTGCGAAAATAATTCCAGTGTTTGGGGGGATGTCGCCGGATTCAATTAAGCCCGAACACGTCAGAAAATATATGGACAAGCGGGGGCTAAAAAGTAAGACGCAGGCGAACAGAGAAAAGGCGTTTATGTCGCGAGTGTTCAGATGGGGTTATGAGCGGGGATTGTGTAAGGGCAACCCATGCAAGGGCGTTAAACAGTTCAAGGAAGTGGCGCGAGATCGTTACGTGACTGATGACGAGTATAACGCGCTGTACTCTGTGGCTGCGCCAGTCGTTCAGGTGGCGATGGAAATAGCGTATCTGTGTCTATCCAGACAAGGTGATGTCCTCTCGCTGACTGAAGGGCAGATATTAGATCAGGGGATTTTTATCGCACAGGGGAAAACTGGAGCAAAACAAATCAAAGCGTGGACTGACCGACTGCGTGCTGCTGTAAAAAACGCACGGAATCTACCGATAAAACCGGGCATCAGCAGCATGTATTTAATTCATCAGACCACAGGGGGACGCTACACCCGCGACGGATTTAACAGCCGATGGCAGCAGGCAAAAGAAGACGCGGCCGCAGCATTTCCACACCTGACTTTTGATTTCACCTTTCACGATCTTAAGGCTAAAGGGGTTTCTGATCTGGATGGGACGCTAGCAGAGAAACAGGCGATATCGGGTCATATGACGATCAGCCAAACTGCGCGATATGACCGTAAAATACCGATTGTTCCGGTGGTCGGCGGTCAGAATAAAAATTCAAGATAATTGAATATTTACCAAACACGCAAAAATCATATTAGGAAGAATATTAGGAAAGGGACTTTCAGGCACAAAAAAACCGCCTCTCGGCGGTCTACGACATTGCACATAAGTGCTTGTTTTAATTCTTTTTAAATCAATGGTGCCCGGGGCGGGACTTGAACCCGCACAGCGCGAACGCCGAGGGATTTTAAATTCCGTGCTTTTATGTTTTAAAACAATAAGTTAATACTGTAATTCCTAATATAAAAGAATAAAAAAACCATCATATATATGGACTTATGATAAGTTACATGGATATTTTAGGAATGGAAACCAAACGGAGTGCGATTATTTATTCGCAATTAATAATGGAAATTATCAACTATAACGGAACAACAATCTGCGTTTTAAACAACAGCGACATGCTGACTGATTGCCCCACTGGAGCCTACGCAGTGATCGAAGATTCGGGTCACTATGTCGCTGTACGCGTCGGCGAAACTGACGCGCCAGCGATACACATTGATCCTGTTCCCACACTTGAAGACGCGCTCGATATAATCGCCGGGCGTCTGTCGTTTTTTGCGTAA